GTTCCTGTCGTTTTCGAGAGGAAAAGGTTGTCCGAGCGAGAGATAGGGAGTTCAATAGCCGATTTGGCATTTTACGACCTGCCAACCGGCGGACCCAATACCTTTGACTATTATTCGGACATCACCAAGTTCTTCATTACCGATGCGGAGCTTGCGAGGACAGTTTCTATCGGAGACGCCACGCTAGTGGGTTCGGAAGATGACCGAGTCATAGGCCGATCGGTCGGGTTGACTACCCGTGTCGAAGAGCATGTCAACTGGGACAAGCATATCGCTGGAGCCGCTAATAACATAGTTAGGGGCTCTATCAATACTGTTGTGCCAACTTTCTGGAGATACTCAGAGACCAATCCTGGGGATTGCGGCAAGATACTTGTCAACGATTCCAAGCAAGCCAGGATCGTTGGTATGCATGTGTTTCTCCGGAGGGAAAAGACAAGTGGACGATGCAATGGTTTATCTATGGTAATCACTAAAGAGCGACTTTTATCTGCTCTTGGAGAATACACTAGCCCAACCGCTGAATTGTCTTACCAGATCTCTGATGTGACTTTGGACTCCAAGCTTGTCCGATGCGGTGTCGTGACGGACATGCCAGTGGGCAATTTTGAACCCATCGGTTTTGTCTCCAAGGGTGTCACAGGTGCTTCGACTACTAAACTTCAGCTCAGCCTCATAGCTGATACTGACTCAAAAGTGGTCGCTGCTTGTAAGAAAGTTCCTGCTATTCTTAGCTATGCAGATCCGCGCATCTTGGGCAGGTTTGAAAACCAGAACCAGTTCCTCACCCACAATTGTGGAAAGAACGGGACTACAGCGAAGGGTTTCAACCGGCTACATGCTTCTACAGCCATGGAGGACTTGTTTAACCAGTACACTAGTACCGAATTTGCCTCTCGAGCCCCTTGTGGACTCTTGACCGAAGATGAAGTAATCAACGGTGGCGGCAGGTTCACCAAGGTTAACAAGCTCAACATGAGCAAGAGTGCTGGATACCCATTTACTAAGGAGACTAAACATCCTGGTAAGAAGGGTTTCTTTGTTTTCAACGACGAGACCGAGCTTTACGAGATACGTTCTGAAGACTTTCGCGCTCGTGTTGCAAAGCAAGAAGAGCACATGATGAACAATGAACGTCCGGCCTTCATTTGGATGAACTTCTTTAAAGACGAGTTGGTCTCTAAGAAGAAGATTGATGAAGCCCGGACGCGTGTCATTTGTGGATCACCTCTTGATTACACGATGCTCACTCGCAAGTACTTTGGTGCTTTCATTAACGTGTTTTATGCTAGTCACACTCTCACCGATTCTGCCGTTGGCATAAGCGTTTTTAGTGAACAATGGCATAAGATGATTTCGAAGATGAAATCCAAAGCTACACACGGATTCGATGGAGATTTTCGCTCTTTTGATTCTAGGATGCACCAACAGTTTGTCAACCAGTTTGGTTTGTTCGTTGAACAGTGGTTCAGGGAAAATGATCCTAATTACAAACTTTCGGACAAATCTGTGCGGGCAATACTCTTGCACGAGTGTATGCACACGCTCGAGTTGATTGGGAATTCTCTTTACAGGTCTAACCATGGAAACCCTTCAGGCAACCCATTGACAACCATTTTGAACACTTTGTATTCACAGTGGTTGCTGCGAATGGGCTACCTAGCGATGTTTCCTTCCGGTCCGACTGATCCCGATAGTTACCTTGAGGAACACCCAGGTGGGATGCCCGGATTCAGGCGGTATATAGAAGCTGCCGTGTACGGAGATGACCACATGGTGGCTGTCCATCCAATAGCTCAGGCATTTAATGCCCAGAGCTTTGGTGCCTGGCTAGCCACTCACGATATTCAGTACACTCCGGCTGTCAAGGGCGCGGCGTTGTCACCAATCAACCGCCCCATTGAGGAGCTCATGTTCCTTAGTTGCACCACGGTTGTTTCTGACTTGACCCGCAGTTGCACTTACATGCCACGCGTTGACATTTCGTCAGTCGCAAAGTGTGTCAAGTACGTGAGGCCCGAAGGGGACCCCGTTGGAGCGTTGGTTACTAACATCAATGATTCGTTGAGACGAGTCTGGCCTTCGGGTGCTGTGCGATTTAAAGAGATACGAGACGATCTTATTGCGGCTTGTAGGTCTAAATCCATTGACACTGCTGGCATCATGACGTTCGGTGATGGGCTTTACAATTGGTCCGACAAAATACCAATTCGGCCCGATTATGAATACATCCCCCAGAAGGAGCATGAGAGCGACGAGGTTACTTACGAAACCCAAATGCTCGGAGCGACCACCCTGGTTAGTTCTGTTCAAGCCGACAACGTCTCGCAAGCCGTAGTGCCACCGTCTAACGACGGCCCGCGTGCTGAGCGTGTAATGGGAATGAAACAGAGTATTCGACACATCTGCCGTCGAGCACACATGAATTATTATTTCCCTCGCGAAGCTTCAGACGCCCAGAATCGGGTCATTCCCATGCACAGCTTTTATGCTAACGTGCCTTTGAGTGGGATTGACACTGGCTGGCGCCGATCTGGTTTGAGCCATTGGGCGGCCCCCTTTCGTGTTCGCCATGACAGCCCCGTCCTTACCTTTTTGGGGTCCGCTGGAGCCACTTTAGCCTACAGAGCTTACTCTGAAGGTTTTGGTGGCAACAACGGCTTCAATTTTGGTCAGGCTTTCGGCAGAGACCCCGACCCTACGCTGGATACTTGGTTTGGGCCCGTTGATTACGGCTCTGAGGAATCTGGAATCATAATGGTCAAAACCGCTTTTACGACCGCCACTAACACACTTCTTTTGCCAAAGAAGAGTGATGACAATGGCGCGAGCTATAACAACGGTTTTGTTTTCCTGCGACTTGACCCTTTGCCGTTACAACCCGGCCGGGTTGTTGGTTATGCCCAGTTTGGTGATAACTCTAGATTTGGTATGCTTTATGCAGTTCCAAACCTTAAGCTTAATGCTGTTATACAGCCACCAGACACATACCCCACGGCCCTCGGGATGGAATCCAAGGACGTTGAGTACGAGTACCAGATGGGCCAGGCTGTGTCTTATAACCGTAACATAAACATAGCCAACATAACCGACTCGGCCATGGACATTGGTGGTTCCGATGAGTTTGAGAATGGACAATCTGTCGATGCTAAAGCGAGTATGGACAAACACAACATTGGTGTTTCATACATGGCGTTCCAACGTCGTGCGTTTCCGATGTTGTCGAACGGCTGTAACTTGACACAAGCACAACACCTTGCCATCGAACCCGGTGGCACTGTTGGTGCCTTACCTGAGGTTATGTCGACATCCACCGACGAGATGTCGATTGCTCACCTTACGCAGTTGAACTATTATCAGACCTTTATAGTTCCAACGTCTGCAGAGAGTGGTGACGTGATTGCTTTCGGCCAGATTACGCCGACGCCCAATCTACTCACCGCGCGGCTTGGCGACACTTTACAACCACCGATCATAGAATACACTTCAAGTAAGTTTTCTTTCTGGCAAGGCGGACTTAAGTATCGATTTTCGGTGTCTAAAGCCCAGGTGGCCACAGGGCGCTTAGCTGTGGTGTTACTTTATGGCAAAACGTCAGTGCCAGCAAGTCTTCCGAATGTCATGGGCCAATACGCTCATGTCCTCGATTTGACTTCTGACAACTTGACTTTTGACATTGAAGCCCCATATCGCTCAGTGGTTCCCCGCCTGAACGTGGCGAGTGGAGCAGTCAATCTCGGATCTTTGCATCGTTATTCTATGGGAATGTGGGCTCTTGTTGTGTTGAACCCTGTTAGGACGACCACTACTGCTGCCCCTTTCTTGTACGTGAACATGTTTATGGGAGCCGCCGATGACTTCAAGCTCACTGTGTACGGTCAGAAGAACTACACTTTGATTGCTGAGATTGGCGTTCCACCCGGTCTCGCCGACGAGCGCGAACTCCCGGATTTGGTTTCAGATGACGACGAAGACAGCGACGATGACGACGAAGACGATGTCTCTTATGAGTACCAGATGATGTCCTCCAGTGACGCTAATGGTGCAACTGGGGTGACGTTTTCCGAAACGTCAGCTGTTGCTCCACTGCGCGACAACGCTCAGGAGGTCAAACGCACTTCACATGCTGATTCGATGCTACCGGAGAACCAAATCAGCTTCACGTCGCTGGCCCAAAGGCCACAGCTGGTTTCCACTTTTAAGTGGAACGTCGGCGACGCGAAGAACGTCGAGATTTTCTCTGGCAGAGTGCCTTGGGATTTCATCATTGGTTCCAACGTGGCGCCTTTCAAGCAGTTCCAGTACTATCGTGGTAGTCTACACGTGACAGTCAAGGTTCAAGCAACAGCGTTTCACACGGGGACTCTGATTGTTTACTTCGTACCTTTGACTTCAGACGCGGAGATAGACGCCCACCACGTCAGCAGCGTGCCCAGTAAGACTATCGTGCAGCACCAATTTCTTGTTGCTTCGGATTCTAACACTGTCACGTTGAATATCCCTTTTCATCAGATTCAGTCTTGGCTGAACACTGATGATCAAAGGATCGATTGTGGTGGACTACGTGTTGCAGTCTTCAACCCCCTGGTCGTCGGTGAAGGCCAATTGGACAACGCAGAAGTTTCTCTGTTCGCGTCGTTCCCAGATTCACAGTTTAAAGTCATCAATCCTGATGCTTTTCCTACTGTGCGATTCAGAGAAATTGGGTGAGAACCCACACCGTCTTCTTTGCATATTCCCAT